CGTAGTTGAAGCATATGACGAGTACAACGACTCACTAGGTGGAGATGTTCATCACGCATTGAGAGCAGGAACGAAACAGTCCACGGGTGTATTCACTGAAGAAGTCGTCACGGGTGAACCGAATCTCGCAGTGAGAAGATTAACCCCAATTGAATGTGAAGCACTTATGGGATGGCCGAAAGATCACACTCTTTACCGTGCCGATGGCAAACTGAACAGCGACACTAACCGTTACAAGATGTGTGGCAATGGTGTTGCTTCACCAGTTGCCGAGTTCATTGGTAATCACTTGAGAGAGGTTCACAATGGACTCTTTGGATGAGTACGAAGACGAGTATGTGGATGACAACATCGCACGGATACGCATGTCCATCTGTAAAAGATGCCCTCGCTTTCACCCCATAACAAGCAACTGTCTAGAGTGTGGATGCTTCATGCCCATAAAAACAGGATTGCTACACGCAGAGTGTCCACTTCAAAAGTGGTAACTACTCATCCCACCTATGCTTAGCCAAACCTAAGTCAAAAGCAAGTTGCGGGTAGTTACCGATCCGCTGGTGGCATTGCCTACAAACACACATGAGATTGTCTTCATCAAGGATTGACCCACCTTGTGAACGCCTCACTATTTCGTGAACATCCACTGACCTTCTGCTGTTGTAGACAGTTAGTTCATCATGCACTGCAAATACCCTGCATGCTTCACACCACTCTCGCTCGGAAAGCAGTCTTGCTACGAGGGGTCTACGAAGTTCGTATTCCGCTTCCTTCTTTTTGGAGCGGTACTTCACTATTTTCCACGCATTGCACGCGGTTTGCGACTGCCTTCTGTAACCCATTTTTGTCCACATTGAAGACAATCGGTTGCCCACGGGTAATAACGGCGCATGTTCGTCGGGTGACTGCATTCAAGCAGCTCATTAGCAGCCGCATTGCAGCAGTCCCGAATAAACTCAGCCATCGAGATGTGCTTGATCGCAGCAGCATCTTTCCAACGTTGGTGATCTTCGGCCGATGCACGCAATAAAACTTGTTTTGATGCTGGTTCGCCAGGCTTTGACCCAGTATTTGTGGCACGAGTCAGTTCTAAAGTTTCAGCAACCTCTTCCATAGCCATATCTAGGTTGTCCACGACTTCTAGTTCTTCGCCGTCTTCGCTGTAAGTACTCATATTTATTCCACTATTTCCGCTTCTATTATTTCTTTATCAACACTAGCAATTTGATTGCCTGTGTTACCCAACAATTGGTCAATAGTTTCAGATGGTAAAACACCTGAATTGCCCATAATCTCCAAAAGTTTCTTTACTTCTTCCTCAGGGTTGAACGCATTGACTGCCTTTGGCTTTATCGCACCTTCCAATGTAGCCCTAATTGGCTGGTCGGGAGAGTTGATGTCCAATTGTACATTAACGCTTGTCTGTTCCATGCCTAACAACTTTGAACGCCTGTCCATAATTGATAAGAGTGTTTGTACTGCTTTGAGGTCAGGCTCAACTGTTACTTCAGTACCGTCATCGGTTTTGATACGACGATGCTGAGCCAGCGGCCAAACTGCCTGCTGAAGGGCATCAAGACGCTCCAGTTCCATTCTGAGGACTTCAGGGTATGCGAGGAGGGCTTCAGAGTTTAAACGCTGTAACTGGCGTCTAACTGCCGTATTAACAGACTGCGAGGTCATGTTGAAGCGCCTGCTTATTTCATTGACAGGAACGCCGGCTTGACGCATCTTAAAAATGCGCATATCCCTTTCCGCAAGAAACTCACGGGTAAGAGATTGATTAGATTCAGCCATTAGTCAACCTTCATAAATTCAAGAACTTCAAATGGGAATACTTTACCACGCTTCATCTTTGTGGGGAACTGACGCATATCACGAGCACCACGGAAATGACCCACATTGTAAACATACGCATCAGTTGCAGTTGGATCAGGAGTCAAAGAAATACCAAACTCAGGCCAACGTGACCAGACAGCTGAGCCGAAAGGCCGCAAGTCCCGAGATCCAATTGACGTTCCCAGCGGCGCATGATGTTCCAACCACATTGCGCAACCATAATAATCACGCAAAGAATCAAGATATTTAGCAACTTCAATAGCAATTGCTTCGCTTGTTCTCCCGCCTGGGTCAACAAAAGACTTGTACAAAGGACCCATAACTAGCAAATCTGGCTTAGTTTCCTCAATTGCCTTCTCCACAATGCTTCTATCAGATTGTTTTAAAAGGTCAAGTCCAGCAGGGCGCATCAAAAGTCGTGCATTTACTTTGTCCACATGGCCGAGTTTCTTTGCGGCGTGCATGATGCTTCGTGAAGTTCTGCGGATAATGCGTTCAGGGTTTTCAAGGTCAATAGTTAAGGTAGTAATGGGATCCATTCGTGACATCGTGAACGGGTGAATTCCAGCAGAAGCGCAAATCGCCACCTGTCGTGCAAGCATTGTCTTACCAACACCTTCAGCAGCCACAACAATTACACGCTCTTGGCGTTCAAGAAGACCAGGTATGACCCAATCGTAACTATCATCGTCTTCTTCATCAAGGAAGTCTTCCCAAACAACAAGTCTTGGTATCTCAATCTTTGCTTCAGGGTTAGAAAAAGTGTTAATTAACAACGACGCACGAGAAAGTCTTTGCTCAACAGACACCGCATCCTTACGAAGAACAGACTCCACACCCCTGATTAACTCATCCAACGACTTGTCTTTAGGGGCTTCTTCTTGTTCATTTCCCCAATCAAGCTTTGACTGGCTATCAAAATCCAAAAGTTCAGTTATTTCAACGTTGTCCGCGATCATGTCCGACACGTCTTTGTACTTAGCTGGCGGCCTGGTCAACGTTACGCTGCAGCCGGCGGATTCCAAAGAGTCCCGCACTTCAGCTGCATGCTCGATCCCGGGATTATCGTTATCCGCAACTATTACGCATGATCCACCAGCAACTGCTTGGGTGTGTAATTCGTTCCATGTTCCTGCGCCGTTTGGCATTGTTGTTGCGACATAACCCATTTCTGTGAGTGTGTCTGCATCTTTTTCGCCTTCAACAATCCAGACTGTCTCGTTGTGTGTTACTGCATTGGCAACAGCGGGAAGGTTGTAAAGCACCCTTGGTGTTTCACCTAGTTTGTACGACCATTCACCAGATGATGTTGGCCTGCGTTGACGGAATGTTTTCTTGCCGTCTTCATCAACGAAGCGTTGCTTCTGAAAGAGGAGTGTTCCATCTCTGTCACGATAATTGTATGTCGCTACGAGAGTTAATTTCCCACCCGATTCAGCAGTCACTTCAACTCTTTTCTTTTCTAATTTATTATTTTTGGGAGGAAACAACTCTGTCTTCTCAATGTTCATCACTTTACATATCTCATCAACCGAACATGCGTTACCTCGATGACAAGTGACAAGCACTCTTCCATCTTGTCCCTCACCAATTGATAGTGACGGGTTGCTGTCATCATTACGACACGGGCATCGTGCCGCCCAATTTGATCCAGTCTTCTTGACTCCATTTAGTTTTGATAAAAAGTTTGCAACTTCTGCTGATGCTGTGTTATCCATAATAATTTGCTTGTGTCAACGCTGCTGACTTTCTTTTTGCCCCATTGCTAATACTAGACCGTGCTTCAGGAGTTAACATAATCCCTCTACGACGACGTTCTATTTCCATTTCGCCTTCTCGTAAGCCACCCCATATTCCATGAGTCTCATTGCGCATTGCGTATGTTCTGCAATCGCTAATTATTGGGCATGAGTTACATATGCGTACCGCTTTACGCCCGTTGTTACGACCTGATGTTGTGTGGTCGGGAAACCACCAAGAAGTAGGACTACCTTTACAAGCACCACGCTCGTTGTCAAAAATATCAGACATGAAAAAACCCCCTGTGTTCATCTTCTACAGATGATACGCAGAGGGTTCGTTCTTACCAACTCGTAGTTGGGTTTACTTAACTTTACTTCTGTCCGCTTTCGGATCACGGATTTCAAATAATCCTCTTTTGACTTTACGGAAAACATCAGGCCGGTCCTCAATAAACTTCAATGCTGTTGGATAAGAGAAACCACCAATGTCTGCAACTTGCTGTGTGGTCACTTGCTCAAAAATATGGTTGCCGCAATATGCAGTAACGACTGCGTACTTGTCT